ATTGTTCACTTGGCGTGCTATCGCTAAGATGAGAAACTCAGCAACCACCAATCTGTTGATTATGGACGAAGTATTTGATAGTTCGCTTGACGGTGTTGGTACAGACGAGTTCCTAAAGATTCTAAATAATCTGACCGCAGATAACAACACGTTTATTATCTCGCACAAAGGCGATGCTCTATACGACAAGTTTCATAGTATTATCAAGTTTGAGAAACAAGGAAACTTCTCTAAAATAGCGTAAGTTATTGATTTATAAGGGGTTTTCAGTTCTTTTACTTTTACACCTTTATAGGGTATAATTATATTATGTGTGCAGTAATCGGTATTTCAATCCACGACGTGACCGAATCAGACATTGAGCTGATTAAGAGAATCTTTCTCGAATCCCGTATCCGTGGAAAACATGCGACTGGCGTTTCCTATATCAAAGGCGACGCCATTGTCACATTCTCGCTACCAGTTCCTGCTGATGAATTTATCGAGCAGTTTGACTTCCATGACACGATTAACAATGGTGACATTAATCTAATCGGTCACTGTCGCTATTCGACTTCTGACTTGGAATATAATCAGCCTATCGCTGATGGTAATAAAGCAATCGTCCATAATGGCGTTATCTCTCAGGAACTACCTGAAAACTGGGAAGCGTTGTATGGTATCAAATGCGAAACCAAAAATGACACTGAGCTTCTTTTGCGAACTGAAGGCAATCCATTTGCGGCTTGGCCAAATGCTTCTATCTCTGCCATTGTTTTGTACCCTAATGAATTAAAAGTTTACAGAAATGGTAAACGACCACTGTATGAAACTATTGTTGAAAATGGATTCATACTTACATCTACCAAAGATATCGCGCGTCGCGCTGGTGTACTAGGTATTGCTAAGAAAGTTGAATACAAAGGAACAGACCTACAACCATGAACTACAATAAACAAACTTTCACCTATGGCTACGAAATCGAATGGGGTGACATTGACCGTCGCCTAGAAGTTCCAGCACATCTCGGTAAATGGGAATATGCTGAAACTGATGTCGTGAACCTACACGAACCATTCAAGAACGTTGCTTGTGACCCACTCGGTACTCAGCCACATATGGGTGGCGAAATCAACACCACACCTACTGCTACATGGCAGGAACAAGTTGACCGAGTGATGGAACTGCATGACTTCTTCGTAGCAAACGGTAACACACCGACCGCTGGTTGCGTCAATCACGGACACCTGCACGTCTATGTTCCTGAATTAAAGAATGACGTTGATGCACTGAAACGTCTCATCGCTTACGTTAAAGACAATCAAGTAGATACGATTGACGCATGCTATGGTTATTATGACTCTCAGTATATGAAGGGAAGCAAGAATGCCAAAACGTATCTGAAGTACGACGGTGGTCGTGTGATGCCAGACTACATGTGCGATAACATCATCAACCTAGCCACTGACTTCAACCACTTCATTAAGCTACACGCTGCTGGTAAAGATGGTGTGTCAATGGGTCGTCCTTTCCGTTATGCTATCAACACTTACTGCATGAAGCATACAGGAACGATTGAGTTCCGTTGTTTCCGCTCATCTACCAAGCGCGAAGAGATTGAATCGCAGTTTAAGTTTGCTGAACGATTTATCGATGCTGCGCTAAATGGTGGACCAAGTGTTCGAGAAATTCTAGCCAGCGACGACTATAAATTCCCACCGTTTTATTTTGATAAATTAGAATACGATGGTTGGGAAGCAACAAAGTATGATAAAGAACGTGGGACTAAAGTCAGAGAATATAATGAAGTTAAAGACGTGCACGCGTGATGAATTTGTAAGTGCTATTACTGCTGACAAAGCAGACTCGTTTGCAAAGACATTTGTAGCAAAAGCTGATATGCAAAAGATATGGGAACACTGTATCGGCGCATATGATGGCGAAGAACTGATGGGTGCTATCATAACAACTGTCAGTATTCGTTTGCCGAAAGTCGCCAACCTTCAGCTACTACACACGTTTGCTAAACACAGACGAAAGGGAGTGGCAAAGACTTTGACCAATGCATCGTTCTCCGAAGTAGTTGGTCTTGGTTCAATCTACTTTCGCGTTTCTGCTGAGCCTGATGCTGTTGCTTTCTATGAAAGCATCGGATTCAAGTTCTGGGGCTTGCAGAAATCAGGATGCTCGTTGAGCATTTTCAAAATAAACGGAACTGAAATAAATGATGGACTGTACGACGATTCTGACCCAATTGTGAATCGTGCGTTGTATAGTGGCAAGAAAGGTTCTCTTGTCTCCTCTTATGAAACAACTAACACATTGAGTGAATTTTTAATATGAATATCTACGACGAAAATGCTTCTTACCTATATGCATATCGCCATCGCGATAATGGTATGATGAATATTGGCTGTAAAACACCAAAAGGCGAAGGAAAGGAATCATATATTACCTCGCTGCGCGAAGGATCTCCATTCTGGAAAGAATTCGGTGCCGCAAAAATTGATGAAGCAATCTTATTCATTGGTGACGAAGAAACAGTGAAAGCCCTAGAATGGTTTGCGTTAGACTATGGCACTAATGTTATGCCAGATAAGTTTTACAACCTTAAGAATAACGCGCATAAAGGCAAACAAAATCTTCTGACTAAAGAAATGAAACAAGGTGTCATCGATTATATCGAAGGGCGCAGCAATGGCATTTCCATCTCCGATGATGGTGACGAATCTGACGCTCGTAGTATTGTTGAGAGTCTTATGCAACGCATCGCTAATGGCGAATTCAAAATAGAAGAAATACCTGTGTCTGAAGTCTATGCATATGAAAGAAGCCAAGTTCGTTACGAAAAGGTAAACCAACATACAGTTTCTGAAATTAAGACCTTGATGGAACAAGATCCTGCTAGAGCAAGAGAGACGTTTAAGCCTGTTATCATTGTTACAGATGGAGAGAAGCGAACCATCGTCGATGGTAATACTAGGACAGATTCTGCGCACAAAGCAAAGGGTTGGAATCAAGGAACTATACCGTGCATTGTTATCGATGAAAAAGAATTTGGCGAAACCGAGATGCGTCGAATGGACGCATATCGACTATTTGGTCTTACTGCCAACGCTAAGTCATTCGAGATTAAAGTACCCAACAAAGACGAAGACATCATGAATGACATGAATGACCTTTTTGTTCGCGAGGGTCTGGATCTGAACCTACCCATTCATCGTAACCGCGCGAGAGAGTTATCGTATAAAAGATACGAAACTATTATTCCTTCTAAGAAAAAAATCAGCGGTCTGCTAAAGGCATTTTTCAACGAGTTTGAAAAGAATCAAGCTGAACTTCAATACTCTAAAAACTTGATAACCTATGACAAAGCATTCTTCACAAAGTATGCTTGGGAAAAATATGGCAAGCGTGGCGTTTCTACAATTCATACCAGTGTCAGTAAATGTATTTACTCCCATCCATTCAGTTACATAGTTCGAGTAATGGCAAAAGATGAATCTAAGAAAGGTGCAATCATTGTTCATTATACAAACAAGAAAGAGTTTTCAGAAGACCACTGGGTTGAAGACCTAAAGAAAACAATCAAATATTCTGGCTTGGATATTGTAGTAGATGTTCTACCTGCATTTGAGAAATAATGGACTACAGAAAACTAGAAAATCGTAGAGAAGCATTCATCCGCTGGTACGCGTGGTCTTTAGAATATAAAGATTGCGACCCAGCGGTTTGGTGCACTCAGTATATCAACAACCGATATGAACACAACAGCGAACAACGTCTGTGGCTTTCTTGGTTGTATGGTAACACCTATCAGCTTCCAACAGCTTGGGTGTTGATGAACGAGTTTCCTGACTATGAGTTGGCAACCGTCGACCGCATGGAATGGTGGAACACAAATAATTACCAGAAGCTACGTTATCAGGTTGATACCAAATGGAACAAAGGTCATCTTCCGCCAATGTTTGCTTCCTACCAAAAGTTTATCGGAAAGAACGAACAACGCGATGTGTTTGAGTCCCTATATGGTGACAACGAATCGCAGACGTTTGACAATATTTGGTCAGCGTTGAACAAGAATCTCTTTAAGTTTGGTCGTTACTCCGTATGGTTCTACATGCAACATCTGAAGCACACAGCAGGTGTTCATGTAGAACCAACCTCTTTGATGTTGAATGATTACAGCGGTTCTCGTTCTCATCGCAATGGATTGTTGATGGCTCTTGGTCAAGACGACGACTATGATACTCATCTACAATCAAATGATTACAGTCGCCTTGAAGCACAGGCGACAGAAATTCTAGAAGAAATGCGAATTCGTTTCCCACACCTAGCGAACGAAATCGACTTCTTTACTATGGAAACTTGTTTGTGTTCGTTCAAGAAAATCTTTCGCGAACACCACGGTCGTTATCTTGGCTATTATCTTGAACGTCAGTCGGAAGAAATCCAACAAGCAGAACAAGATGGCTGGTATGGCATTGAGTGGGAAGTTCTATGGCAAGCCAGAAACGAAACACTCGACCCTAGACTGACTGGTAGAAATTCCATAAATAAAGATAAGTTCAGTGACTTTGTTAGAACTGGACGTTTTGAAAAACTCGATTGGATGTTCAAAGATGAAGCACCAATTGTAACTGGACTTGAGGCATTTTTAGTATGAGAAAGATTATTGCAATCGGCGGTGAGCCTGGAACTGGTAAGACCACATTGGTAAGAAAGTTCATGGAGCCATTAACATGGGAAGCAGTCGAACCAGTAAAGCTGGTTAGTGCTATGTACTGTAAAGAAAAAGATCTGTACGTTCTTGGCAAATACCAAGAGGGTGAAACCTTCGCAGGAACAGATCGTCTTTCTATGGCAGTTCAACCAGCTGTCAAAGAGTTTGTAGAATCTACAACATCAAATATATTATTTGAAGGTGACCGAGTCTTTAATCAATCATTTCTAGAGTTCTTGGCAGAACAGCCAAGCACAGAACTTGATATTGTCTATCTGATTGCAGAACCAGACACTCTGAAAAAAAGATATGCAGATCGTGGCTCTGACCAATCTGAAACTTTCTTGAAAGGCAGAAAAACAAAATACGAGAATCTTTTAACGAATTTCACTCTCATGCCATATACTACGAAATTCTCTAATGAAAATGAATCGGAGCAAAATAGTGTTCTGGAATTCATTTCTAAACTTTACTAATGTTTCTAAATAAGGTATAATATTGTTATGTTGAAGGAGACCCTATATGGCTGAACCCAAAGTTATCGTGGCTGACAAATGGCTCAATTGCGAGCACCTGCTAGGCACATTCCTAGATGAGTCGCATTACGACACTCTAATCGAGGAAGATTGCGATTTTTATTATCCGAATAATACGTTGTTCCCAGGAAATGGCGAGCACAATATCGCATTCAAATTCCGTAAGGGAGTTTACACCGCCGAAGAACAACTCGGCGCATACGAAGGACTCATCAAAGGTGCAACTGAAAGCCAGAATCGTGGACTTGCAGCTGGACCAAAAACTGATACATGCGGTGGTCGCGATTGGGTGACTGATTGGCAGATGGCTGTGCTTGATGCTATGTCGCACCCTTCCGCTACACTTGATGGTTCTGACCCAGTACAGACTTTGATTGATGAGAAAGCCAGCTTCAAAGCTGAGTCAACTCGCGGTCTGGTCTGGCTACGCAACAAGATTACTGCTCGCCTAGAACCAAACGAAGAGTACGAAGGATTCTTTGACACTTGGTTAGCTAAGACTGGCAAGCTATCGCGCGAAGAACAAATCAAACAAGCCAAAGAAATGACTGATTGTATCTCTGGTACAACTTATGCCACTGTTGTCAACTCAGGCATCGCTGGTTTCTTTGACCGTTATCCGCGCATCCCTTATGGTCGTATGTGCGCTTACAACTGGAAGAACCCAGAACTGTTTGAGAAAGCATTCCCATACTTCCGTAAGCTAGACAAGTTCTTCAAAGATTTACTACCACAACGCTATGGCGTTCAGAAAGAATATTCTGATAGGCTAGATAAGCGTTTCCGTGTTGCTGAAGATACCGTATTCACCACGATTACTATTAACAAGAATTTCCGTACTGCCGCGCATCGAGATGCTGGCGACCTTGCTGAAGGATACTCTAACCTTGGTGTCGTTACCAATGGCAAAGACTATCGCGGTGGCTACTTGGTATTGCCAGAGTTCCGAGTAGCGATTAATATCCGTCCAGGAGATGTGTTGCTTGTTGCTAACCATGCAGC